AGTCACGCCTGATTCCCAGGATGATAAGTCCTGAGTCCAGGGTTCTTCAGTAAAGAACTGAAGGAGATTCCCGTGTCCTTCGACCCGACGAGAAGAGGTAGTAACAGCCTTAGGCTGCACAAACCTGTACTCATAGCGATGAAGTTCGTGGTTCCAGCGCATTCTTGCGTTTAACTGATATTGACTATCAGTGGTCCACGGATCGACAAAGCTTTTGTCGGACCAGACTCCGCTACCTGTCCGAGTCATTGGTATGGAACCAACTTCTCCAGCTAGTGTTCGTACCTTCTGCGCCGCATGCCACAGCCCCCTCTCATGGAGGAGGTTAGCAACATCGATGCAGGAGATCAAGGAAACGGAGCCGTCACTGTCGAAAAGGTGTCTAGGCTTAGCGGGGGTACAATCGTACCCTCTAAAAGCTTCGATGCCACAGGCCTCTCGGAAGTTTCGTCCCGAGAAGGTCTTACTGACATTGACCTTAAGACCTACTGCGGACAGCAATGCCCGCAGGCTATCTAGTGCATCCACGGGGACGACGATGTCGTCTCCGTAGACCTGGACTGACCCGCAAGCCAGTGCCCAATCGGTTGGCCGCAGGCCTCTGCTGTAAACAACAGCGGCGGCGGTTAATACGAAAAAGACAACTGACTGAACGGGGAACGTCAAGGCGGATCCCATAGTCGCGAACTTGTTCAGTTCGACGATCTTAGGCATCTTCACGTCAACTTCATTCATCATGAAGCGAGTTCTCGTGTTAGCAAGCAGCCTCAATAGAGGTAGGTTACCTCTAAAGATACGCTGCACCAGCCAGCAAGAGAGACGGTCAGAAGCCGAGGACAAGTCGACAGTCGCAAGTTTTGCGGTTCGGGATCCAGAGAGCGCCATGTACGCGGAGTTCGATTGATTATGAAAAGTAATCGATCCCCCAATGTCTTCGGGGAACCTCCGTATACAACCGACAATGTGATCGGCCAGCCCTTGCTGCGCCCATTGGTTTGCGGTTGGTTCCGCGGCGATAAGCCTAGGACCACGCATATCTTTTGGAACGCAGCAGAGTCGAGACGGATAGTCCGACTCCACCGGATGGTGTGAGCTGGGGTTGTCACCCTGTGCATTCTCCATGGACGAAACTCCATAAAGGTCATAGGGTAACGAGCTCTCTAGTCGGGGAGACCAGGTAGGGAAAGAGTACTTATAACCCTTTCCACGAGGAATCTCCGACGTAGCCCCGGGTCCATGCTTGAAGACCCAAGATTCGGGCGATATCTCACGTCCGAATCGAGTTGTGACGATGATGTCAGCAACCTGCTGACAGCATCGCAGAAGCGGTTCGATGGTTGCGTCAGAGACGCCACCAAACGATCCACCAAGATCACGTTGAACAAGGTCCAGGATAGACCCAGTATCAACACGGTCAAGGTTACTCTCGCAATCGCTCCAGAACTGGGACGGTCGCGGGAGGATGGCATCGACATGGAAGAACTCCTTGGTTGTCGTGAAGACAGCCTTTGGTGAACATTCCAGCTCGATCTTTTTCCCGAAGGTAAGTATATTCTTCAGGATCAAGACGAATGTCGGATCCAGTACCGCTTCATCTCGAAGCACACCACTCTTAGTGAACACCTTCAACCAAAGTCCCCGGAATAGTCTGGGAACTACGGTCGATGTCGAGACAGGCCGCGAAAGCGGCAAGCCAGAAACATCAAGGAAGCACGCGTCTAACGATCGGTCGAGACCTTTCGCTAGAGCAGGAAGCAAGACGGTGAAAACCGCGATGCCATGTTCACGAACTAGGGACTCGAGTCGGGAGTAATCCCTTTCCAAATCCTTAGCGAGTGTCTTGTCGATAGCGAGGGCATCCAGAAGGAAGCCCTGCGTGATCGTGAGTAGGCTATTAGCGTGCCGTTTAGTCATATCGGATACTCCTATCCAATGGTTGACGCACGTCCGCCGCAAGCAGGCACACCACCCTATCAAGGTGGAACAGAGTGCCAAACTAGGATATCAGGTACGCCAGCCCAAGAGCTGCGTCCGCACCGTGCTTACAGAAAGCAGGGCAGC